TACTCGCTATGAGCAACAACGGAAAAGAAAAAGCTAATATTTTCATACCAGGAGAAGCTATGAATGGATTTGGAAATGAGCCTAAGCCACTCAAAAACCATATGCGTTCAACTGCCAACTTCTTTCTTGATTCAGTAGTTGACACAAAATGTTTAGTGCCTTTGGCTATAAGCCATGTGATCAAGTAATCGGTGTCGACGAAAATCAGGGGTAATCCTAGCAACATTAAGACGTACGGAAGCCAAGTCCACTTAACCGCAAGCATAACGAATAAGCCTGCTACCATTGTAACAAATAGTCGTCTTCTAGTAACAGTGAACATTTTACTAGATTTTTCTGACTCTGAAAATTTCCACACACCGATCAGCCATAGAATGGAAAAGATCGCCATTTCTGATGTTAACCGATATGCGTATTCAGTGCATCCAGAAGCCAAATATCTAGCGTGTTGTACAAACTGTACTGCAACAGATGTTACGTTTTCAACATCCATGGACTCTGTTTTGACTTCATCAGTATCCACCATCCGTTGTACACGCTCTTCCGCTTCTAACCGTTGGGTTACTTTTATAGAAATGTAATGTCTCAGTTGGTCGATTGATTCCATAGTTTCTTTTGATCGCTTGCATTGTTTCATCTGGTCTCCAACTTTATAGGTGTAGATTGTAAAGACATACCGATCTAGAATATCGTCTCCTTCGTTATTTGCGTTATATTCGAGGGATTTTTGAGAGTCCAATGATAAAGACCCCTGCGCCCTAAACTCTGGCTTGACGGAAGCATGTATCCATATAAATCTACGGTACATAGCTGGAGGACAATACATAGTTTCATCTATGTGCATGGTGGGATTGTTAGTGTCCACGATGACCATGTCCGGGTCAATGTAAATCTTTCCTTTATCTTCAAATGCCATATCAGCCTGCATAGGTAATGAATCAACGATGCTGTTAAGCTTCTCCAACATTGGTGATCCATTCATCTTAGCTATATTGGAATGTTCATTTCCAAGCTCTGATATGTGTAGATAGGGGTGTTCTACTGGGTCATACCCCTCCATATACTCCGAGGTTTTGCAAATAGAGAAGATTTGATAATCACTATAAGTTCTATCTACAACCTTGGAGTAAATTTTCGGAAATTCTTTTATTAATTTTGACTTTCC